AATAGCCTTAACACTACTTGCTAAATATTGGCCTGTTTGTGCTGCCTCGGCTTGTTTTGGGGATATTAAAGCTTTTACTATAACTGCCATAACCGTTACTCATCCTCCAGGTGACCCTGTGTTGTCATATTAAAAAAACCTAGACCCGTTAAGTCATCTTGAATATATACTTCTATTCTGTCATTTGTATTCCCATCCAATCGCAAGACTGAACCGCTTTGTGAAAATGTCCATCTACCCGATGTACCAAAATCTCCGCCACCCCCACTTCTATTATCAAATTGGATATCGAACATATCAACTTTCATATCACCTGCATCTTTCCAATTTGTCAAGGTGCGGTATGATCCATCTGTTTTAACTCTGACTAGCACACCATTTGTTAATGCAGGGAGATTACCAAATTTACCCAAATCTCCAGCAGACGAATGAGCCATCGCAAAAAGCATCCGGGTAATATGCCATACTTCACCAGCTACTGGCTCTACAAAATATTCAACAGGGTCTGCTAAAGTACCAATTGTTGTTGTTAGGTCAAGGATAGACTGTTCAACAGGTGTCCCTATTGGGTGAGGTAAGTCAATGTGCCTATCTAGCGTAAATACAGCACCTGTTATTACAAGTATTTGGGAGTGGGTAGGCTCTTGCCCTCCATTTTCGATATGCAAAAAATCACCTACAACAAAACCTACTACACTTACTACGGTAATTTGATATTCTGAGCCGTCACCACTTGTTGCAACTGCAAGAGTTGTCTCAACACCTGTATGTGTATGCAATGCCTTGTTTATCATCTCTTGATGTACGTCTGCCGCATGTACATCAAGAGCACCTTTTAATGACCCTATCGGGACTACTTCTCCGCTTACATTGTCAACTGCCTGCAGAGGGTCGGGATAAACGCTTATAGTCATGTTGCCTCTGCTCCGCTGATATTTGCCGTACACCCCACCACATCAGCCATTAGTTGTATAGTGTCGCCAGCATTCAGTAATTGCACTCCTGCCCATTGAAACATCCCATTTGCAGGAACTGTAATTCCAGGAATCAAAGTATTATCTGCCGTAGGGCTATCCCCGATGGGAACCAAGTAACCAGTTATGGACTTACTTACCAGCGTTGTATTGCAGATATCTATATTTTTAACAAAAGTTCTAGTGTTGGCAGGAACGGTATAAAAGATAAATGGCGTTATCCCAACCGCCCCTTGTCCTAACTTAGCTGGTGTTATTACATCGAAAGCCATAAAAGCACTCCATTTGATTTTGCTTTAATTCCATTCAATACAACGCCGCCTATTGCCTGATTTGCTGTAGCGGTAGCCGACCCTACGGCTATAGATATTTCCTGAACCGATACATCAACCTCTGAACCCGCTGCAGCTTCTTTAAATAAATCCTCAAAGGCTTTTATAGACTTATGGTCTGGTAGAAACTTTGCCAGTTCTTCTCTGTTTAATACAGTAGTCATTATACTGCCATTGCCTCCACTACAGCTTCCAGCCTTGCTATTGACAACATCGAATCACTATCCCCTTTAAATCTTTGTATTCTCCAGTTTCTTGCTGTTCCTTGCTGAAGCCACAAAAGCCGCTTATTTCTCTGACCTCTTTTACCGGCAGATATATATTTCTCTTGACTCCATGCTTCTCCATCCAGTGAATATTGAGTGCTTATCTGCGGATCATCGCCAAGAACTACCCTACCACTTAAACAAACAAGCTCCAATTCATGGAATATAACTCCATTACTTGCGTTGTATACTATTTGCGTCCCGAAATCCCAAGTTATCAACTCCCCCCAATGTGAAGAAATATTGTTGACAGTGTGCCCTGTCTTGGCAAGAGTTGGATGTCCTACGATCCATTTATCATAGCACCATACAAAATTCTTAGCTAGATACTGGCCCGTATCATCTATTCCCGACGTCAACACAAACCAAACGGGCTGACCAACTGCCTGAGAAGCCGCGAGGTCATAAACAAGCGTTCTATCCGGCAAATGTAGATATAAAAATTGATGATTGTTGTCTACTCGTGCCTCTAATAAACAGTTAGACAGTTCCGTTTCTGTATAGTCTTTTAGTATTTGATCTATTTCGCGTGTCGATAGTTTTTGAGTGTTACCATTCACCCCGAGCCATATTGCAGGGGCCTCGTTTCTACCGCCCCCCATAAAGGCAACTGCATCTAAATACTTGCAGCAAGTATGCGTACCTATAGAGCCTTTAGTTATCTGTGCGCCCTCTATGCGTTGGAAAGGAAACCCGCTGCCCCCTATGTCATCAAACACCTCTATAGTATAACGGTTTATAGCGTATGGCTCGTTCCTTATCTTTATTATTGCCTTTACCGGATCTGGGTCTATCTCAGAGGAACCATACTTTAAAGGATTGACAGAAGTCGGGTCTTGTAGGTCTGTTACGACCAAAAACTCCCCGTCTGTAGTCATGAAATAGCCGTCTACCCATATCATATCAACAACAATGCCAAGGTCTGGGTCTGTTACTTGAGTTAAATTAAGCCCATCATAGTAAAATAGATTGTTATTAGACGCTATCGCTAAACGGTCAAAAGAATAATCGATAGAAACTTGAGTGCTGCCGCCTACATCTCCTATGGTGGTAGCATTACCCAGTGAATCCAGCCTTACAAGCTTTGTTCCCATCACTCGATAGCAGATACCATTCCAATTAATACCGCCCCGGTCTACCCCTGGGCCTGTACCAAGCTCGACAAGTCCATCGGCAGGCCTCAAGTAGCCTTTAGATATCCCTTGGTCTTGAGGGACGGGTACAAAATTGCGAGGATAAGACGTTCTAAAGTCTGAATCCTCATCTGTATATATGCCATTCAAGATAGGTATTTGCAACTTATCGCCTTATTTAATAGTATTAATTAGCGGGTGTAAAATCGACATAGAACTCTTGCCCTACCTTAAACTTGCCAAGGAGATTCGGATTATTAACCGTCATTTTCAAATTAGCCATTGGCGTGAAACTGGCATAAGTGTTGTTTTCGTCACTACCATTCTCATCGTAAGGTTCACTTTTCCCTACAGCGCGGAAGCTAAGGTTTTCGCCTCCATCATAAGGTTCGACATCATCAACTATTAATTTTGCTCTCATAATATTTAATCTCCTTTTAAAATAAGTTTTTGTAAGTTTTAATATCCCATTTCTTCTTTAAATAAAGCCTTTGCTATGTCACATAAATTATTACAGTCACTCATTCTCATTCCGGCCTGTATGAAACTGATAGAATAGTTCTCGTCAGTATCATCTAATGCTAAAATCAATATCTTCTTTCCTTTTTCAAATGCGCCGTTCTTGCCTATTGATTCTAAGGCATCATTTAGCGCTTGCGTGGGAGATTGTAGCGTCCCGTTGCCTGTTTCTTGGCCTAGATTAATAACCTTACCCATCACCCAACCCTATACCATGTTTGAACAGTTATGTCGTATTTCAACCTGAAGAAGTCATTAGCTGAAAGTCCTGAAGGTTCACCGGTTACTGCAACCGCTCCATTGCCATCTACTACCAAAGTAGTTACTGCTTGGGTACAGTTTACAAGCACTTCCTGCTTATCTATGACATTCCCTACGGCAGGTAATACAATTTCACCGTCAGCATATCCAGCAACGGGTGTTAATATAAGATGAGTATTGTCACTATCATCTGTTATCTGGACACTAAACGCTGTTGCTGAAGGGGCTGCATATTGTGTTGTGTAGCTTATCCCCGATTCTGAGAATGTTAGATTATCTTGCATGTACGCCAAGATTACAGACATAGCGGCTTTTCTGGCATCTCCTGACCCGCTTGAATATATTGGGACTTGATCGCTCCCTACGACTGCATCTACTGCCGATAATTGATTTATGGTTGGCATCTTGTCTCCTTAATCAAATTCTATTATACTATCATCGCCAGCCTTCAAAGGATCTGCTGGCGGGTTAATGAATGGATCACTGTTAAAGCGCCAAGGTTTCTGCCCTGCGCCTCTTATCATGGTTTTAGGTAGTTGCATCAAGGGGGGTTTGGTAGCTCTCGCTAGAACCACGTTATACGCATCCTTGGCCGCTACCTTAGTCTCTATTGAGACGGTCTTACCAAACCCAGGGGCAAGCTGTACGCCTAAGTTTACCACTATCGCCTGATTAGCTGAGTCTGGGACACCGGTTTCTTGATCTAGGTCTGTATTTTCAGGACTCGACGGAATAGGATACCCAAGCCTAATGCCCCTTCCATTCCACATAGCCATCATAGCGTCAAGCCGTCTTGCTGCGCTCTGTAACTGTTCCGGCTGCAAGTCATACACATAGGACGCTAATCCTATCTCTTCAAAGGCTTGAACTATATATTGTCGTTTAGTCCATGACATGACTTATCCTATGGATAGTTTATCTTTTATTAATCCGAACAACGTTTTGTCTGTAACGTTCTTAGCAAACTCAATATCTAAATCTTTCGCTGTCTCTTTTAGTTCTTCTCTTGTTGGTATATCTTCTTTTTTGACCTTTTTAGCCTTTCCATCCACGGCCTCTTCAAGAGTATCAAACCAACCATCTTCAAGTGCTTGTAGAAATTCATCTTCAGACTTAACCGGTTTCCAGTCATAAGTCTTTCCTTTTGGCCCGTGATTCTTCCCAGGAACTTTATAAACTATCTCTGACACATATACCTCTTCCATTTATTCCTCCCTTAAAGTGGTGGGGGTGCGAAACATCACATTTCGCACCCCCTCCATTAAGATTAACCTGCTATACGATAAGTTACAAAGACGGTTTCTGCGGTCTTCACAGTCCTAAATAGGGCAGATGTTACTGTACTGACAACAGCCACACCGACTATAGTATGGTCTGTTGCAGCCGTTACAGTGAAGTCATTGGCTCCAACCTTGACAACCGACCAGTCAAATGAGTCACCTATGGCAAACTCACTTGCGGCTTCCATTACCGTTCCTGTTGGCATCGTACCTGCTACGGTTGCAGCGGCAGATGTTACGATCCCGCCAAGCATTGCCTCGGCTGATACAGCGCCGGTAGTATCAACAGCAGTAGGAACAGCTTGATTTTGAGCCTGAAGCTGTGATTGTACTCTTGGCGCAACGCCTATTTCATAAGACACATCAGAAGCGCCCGCTTCGATATAAAGTTCCGCTCCGGCTGAATAAGCACCGAAAACAGTTTCAGTGTTATCAACAGTGCTGAGCAGGTCTTGTGTTTCTGGGACATTAGGATAGCCAACATTACGGTAAACCGTGGCAACCCCCTTTGAGTAAACCGCTACACTTTCCGTTGCAGGAATGGTAATGGTTACGTTTCCGTTTGCATATACTATTTGAGACATATTTATTCTCCTTAATTTGGGGGAAGCACGAAGCCTCCCCCGGTTAAATTATGTTTGGCTGAACATCATGATTCCTGACATTTCCGGCTGCTTATTAACCACTCCGAACAGAGTATCAAGACGATACTTGGTCTTCAGTGTATTAATATCAGTTGATTTTGTCATGACACATTCAATCCCTTGATCTGTGGTTGCCCTCAGAACTGCAAGCCCCGCATCAGATGGTACAGCATAGCGACCCGGAAGGATCTCTATAGCGTCCATCTGCCAGAATGGATTGATTGAGCCATTTACAGTATTCAGGAATACTATCGCTGACGTTCCTGACGTAGCTGATGCAATACAGTTTTGATATTGCGCCTCAGCATCAGTTCCACCCTGATTAGATATAATAGGT